CAACACCAGGTGTTACAAGTGCATTAATATTTGTAACCTCAGGGTTAGAAAATGTTCTAATACCTAACAAGTATGCATAATAGTCAGTATTACCATAATTCATTGTACCATCCTCAATAGTGATGATTTTAAATGAACCCCATCCTGTTGATGTTGGATATGGTGCTTGTGGACAAAAACCTGCTTTAAACGCTGTTTGACCTAACATATATGAATCACCGTTACCACGTTTTTCCTCATAAATGTCCCATCCGTCAAAACCACCTTGTACCAAGAAACTATATTTTCTTGAGTATAAGAAGTAATATGGATTCTCTGAGTCTGTTGGTTCAGAACTAAATGAACCATCACCAACCTCAAATTGTGTAACACCACTTACTGTTACAACAGTTGCACCACTATCCATGTGGAAACCTTTTGTAGTGTTTGGCCAGTTGTTGTAACTACCCTCTTCACACAAATCACCAATTGGTCTTTGCTTTCCTTTGTAATCGAAGAAATCAGCATCAACACCTACTGAAGATGAAATACCTAAATAAGTTCTTCTTTTATTATCACCAGGACTAGTGATTGCGTTATCACTACCTGCCGAATTACCAAATGGAGGATTAGCAATTACTTCACCAGGGATTGCGTAATGTGTTTTATAAACAGGGAATGGAGATGTACCATTAGTATAACTTCTTGTTATAAAACCTTCAAATCCACAAGGAAGAGCATCTAACGGAGCTTCTTCATTCATTTCTAACATGATATATTTAGAAAGAATTGCGTACTCACCGTCAATAGAACCAACCTTTTTAGCCACAAAACTGTTACTTGTGGCATCTAATGTACAATTAGTAAATTTCTCAATAACTGTTGGGTTAGCATCAGTATCATAGAAATCTCTAACTATCAAATCAAATGTTCCATTGTTAAATGAGATATTTGCTATAGAAACTTTAACTTCTCTGTTTGCAGCATTTCCATCAGGAATAGTATAAACACGGAATAATTTATAAACTAAATTACCTCTAAGTTCAGAGACAACCCAAGGAGATGACGGTGTTTGGTATCTTTCTAAATAGAAACCAGTTGTATCAGTATTTGTTGAAGTTCTAGCATCACCTAACTTAATAAAGTTATTTGCGTTTAATCCACGAATGAAACCTTGACTATATCCATAGTCCAACATTGTTGAATATCTTTCTTCTACAAATAAAGGTACTTCAGTTCTGTCTTTAGCAAAATTTGAAACACCGAACACACTACTAATATAGTTAGATTGTGATGTTGTAAATGAAGTTTCAAAACTGAACGTATTATTATCGTAAGTAATACCTGAAATTAAGAAAGTTAAGTAAGGATTTTGACTTATTCCTGAGTAACTACCAGTACCAATCATTGTTACATTTGAAGCACCTGTCACTTGATATTGTGGACCATGTAAAGTTGTTGAGTATTGAGTAATACCTCTTGAACGTAAAGTTGCCACAACAAGATTATTGTATCCTGAATAACTTGTACCCGAGAATCCGTAATAGAAACCTGATACAGTTCCTGTAAATGAACCTGAAATACCATTAGAATTCCCCGATAAAGAAGAAACGTTTGTATAATATGAGTTACCATAATATGCATTACCGTTAGTAGGTGGAACGAAATTAGCGTAGAACCAAGCATCATTTGTACCTGAACAATAGTCAATTGTTGATGCGGTTATACTGTTAACATCAAATACATTTGTCGATGCAGTTAAACCCGCAGCAATATTAGCAGTTGCCTGAGTACCTGAAACTGGACCAAAATAATAAGCCGAAGTTCCTGATGTACTATTAGTAACTAAAATATTATATAATTGTGTTTGTAAATCACCAAAAATTGTAGATGTTCCACCATTAAATTGTGTGTAACCATTAGTATAATATGTGTTTCCACTTATTACACTTGGAACCGCTGAGGTAAATTGTACAGATGATGTAGAAGCAGTTGAACCTGTGAAATCAATAGAGAAAGATGTTCCCCCTGTTATTCCAACGGTACCACAATTAACATTTGCTACTGTAGTTATTGACCAAGATGGTCCTGCATCATAACCTGATAGACCTAAAATTCTTGTCACATACAATTGATTAGATTGTTGTAAATATGATTTAGCGATATATGCTGCTTCATATTTTGGGATTTGTGTGTTCACAAATTTCTCAGGTAACGTACCTCCAAAATAAGTTTGGAATTCATCATAATTAGTGATGAATAAAGGTTCAAATGCGGGACCCTTAAGAGTTTCTCCCACAATACCTAAAGTAGTTACACCAACACTTTGTGAAACAAAAGATAAATCTCTCTCTGAGGTATAAACACCTGGAGAAACGAATACTTTGTTTGCTGTTGCCATTTTTTAATTTAATTGTTTAAAATTTATTTATTGATAAATATTCTGTAAAACTTGAAAAACTATTGGTCTAAACAACTATTTATTGATTAGTAAGAATAAAATCTTACTTTTTTCTACCTTGAAAATAAAGAACCTTAAAATATCTGAAGAATCACATTTGTTATTAAAAAAACATTGTTTAAAGCATGGATTGAAAATCCATAGGTTTATTGAAAAACTTATTGAATTAAATTGTACAGAAAAAAGGGATATCTACGGAGAAAATTAAATCAGTATAGACTCGAGTTGGAAATTTGATGGTTGAGTATTATCGGATTTAATAATTTGAATTGTTAATACATCATTAGTGTTAATCTGTATTTCTCCTGTAATAAGTTGTTGTATATCTGTCCCATAAAAAAGTCCATTGATATACATCGAATACGAGGCAATATTTTCAGCATCGATTAATTTAATATTTGAGGTATACTCAAATGTTTGGGTATATGCCGTAGTCCCGATAGGGTAAGAAATATTTAAAGGGATTCTATCAGGATTTGGAGGATATTTGTTAACTCTTCGTTTAGTTTTTCTTGGATTAACTTCCATTAATACTAATGAACGACTAACCGCAGGTCTAACTTCAAACTGTTCTTCATCAAGTAAAAACCCTTGTAAAGTAAAACTATATGATTGGATATAATATCTTCTCTTTTCAACATCCATAACCGACTCGTCAGAAACTTCATCAAGTTGTATTGGGATATAGTGACCTTTAATTTGTCTGTAAGCCTGTCTTGATGCAAATTTGTCAATAATAATTTGGTTAAACTTATTAAGTTCCCTCATTCTATTACAAATAATTTTAACAGAATATTTTATATCAACAGGGTTAGGTTGAGGTATTGTATAAATGTCCATACCCTTTCTTTGTCCATCCCACGTTGGTACCGCCGCGTAATGATATTGTCTTCTATTTGGTATATTATATGACAATGAAGGTAATGTACCATATTTCACTTCAGGTATTCTAATTGTGGTAATAAATGGTGGTTGAACATTTTTATCAATATTATTAAAATCCCATGTTTGGGTGAACTGAGTCCAGTTTTGTGTAGTCATTAAAATATCAACAACTTTAATTAAATTTCCACTAACAACTGTTTTTAAATCTTGTTTAACAAAATCCATGAACCCACGGTCAAAATCTTCATGTAATAATGATTTGGGCAAGTAAGTTCCATTCTTATTAATATCCTCAAGAAGTTGTTCTCTTCTCTCATAACCAACAGGTGAGGATGTAAGTGGTAAGGTTTTTTTAATTTTTGGTAACGACATTATTTTTCTTCATTATTATTACCACATTTATGACAAATATATGGGTCATTTCCTCCGTCTGACAAATCCCAAGACCAACCGCAATCACAAATTACCCGACCATCTTTTATCGATTCAACAATCATTTTTAGTTGTTTCTCAGAAATAATTATTTTCATTTTATAATCCTCTAAATTCGTTTTCCATCACAGGTGATGCGTTTATTGTTCTATAAAATGGTTTATATCCACCATATGTGTGTTTGTTATCCGACACTACTCGTCCGTCATTATTAACCACATAATATCTTACCTGAGTTTCAGTTTCGTAATACCCGATATAATCACCATATTCAATATCAATATCTAATTCTTCTAAATGTTTTTGGTAAACAGAAATTCTTGCATTACCCGGTTCCATTTGATTAATCTTACTTGTTCCAAGAAATTTATTTTCAGGTGCAACAATTTGTAGATAAGCTTTAAACTCAACGGGAGGTAAAAATTTAATTCCATCTTCTTGAGCTTCACCGTAGACATCATCAACATTTGTTTTCTTTTTATCTACTCTATACAGTACAAGAGTAAGTTCATATCACCTTCTAACCATTCTCTCCCCATACTAATATCTAAATTATAATCTTCCCCCCCGAAAAATTTACCTAATCTTGTTATTGGAACTATTCTGTTTGACATATTGATAAATATTTCTTTTTTGATTATTATTATAGTTGTATAGTTAATTAAAATAATTTGACAACTTCTACAGGACATTTAAGTGTTGAGCAACAAGCGATATCCATTCTTGAAAATTATCAGGGGTCAAATAACTATATCCTTAAATTAAAAAAACATATTGATTCAAATAAGAAGTATCTTCCAACGAGAGCTCAATGTGATTACGTTATTGATTACAATTTAATAGTTCCAAAAGTTGCTAAGAAATGGGTCGAGATTGACTCTTACTTTTCTCAAAAACTTGTTGAAGACAATCCATTTATTAAAGAACCTGATAAAATCTATGTTGAAAAGATTTTAATTGAGAAAGATAAATCGTATCACATTTGGGGTAAGATTTTTAGTGGAGAAACTATCCACGATTTTTGGATACCAAAAGCTGCTGTAATTAAACAATACACCGAAAACTTGGTTGATGTTGATTACACAAAATATAAAAACCGACCACCACTTGCGCACCAAAAAGAGGCCATAGAAAAATTATTAAAGAACGATAAGTTTATTTTGGCTGATGACATGGGTCTAGGTAAGACCACTTCTGCAGTGATTGCTTCATTGGAAAGTGGAGCAAATAGAGTTTTAATCATATGTCCAGCATCTCTTAAAATAAATTGGGAAAGAGAAATTAAAAACTATACCGAAAAATCAGTTTATATCTGTGAGGGTAAGAAGTTTGAATTATCCGATTACGTAATTGTAAACTACGATATCCTTAAAAACTTCCACGACCCAAAAGATAAAGAAAACTCAATAATTCTTAATTCAAAATTTGATTTGGTTATTATTGATGAAGCCCATTATGTTTCAAATGCTCAGGCTCAAAGAACAAAGATTATAATGGATGTAACCAAAAACATTAAAAAACTTTGGTTATT